AACGTGACCGTCAACGTCGACGCAAGTGGGTCCAAGGTGCAGGGCGACAGCAATCAAGGTGAGCAGCTCGGCAGGGTTGTTTCGCAGGCCGTGCAAGCCGAATTGATCCGCCAGAAGCGCCCTGGCGGACTGCTGGCTGCATAGGATTGAGAGATGGCTGAGTTCACCTGGACACCCAGTTTCCCGGCTACACGGGAGCTCACCCCGAGGGTGCGGAAGTTTCAGGCCGGCGACGGGTATGAGCACCGCATCCGCTTTGGCCTGAATACTCAAGCGCCAGAGTGGCGACTCTCATTCGCAAACCGCACTGATGAGGAGACAGCGGAGATCCGCACCTTCCTCGATGCTCGCGGTGGCGTTGAGGCGTTCGACTGGATCACACCCAACGGCTTTACTGGCAAGTGGGTCTGCGACTCCTACCAACAGACGTTGACCAACTGCAACAACAACACCATCGAAGCCACCTTCAGACGGGTCTTCGAGCCGTAGGTGCCTTAGGATCAACCCAACAGGACAAGGACCATCCCGATGGCCGTATTCAACAAGTTCAACTCCTTCGTTGAGGACCTTGCAGAGAAGGTCCACAACCTCGGAAGCGACACGCTGAAGATCGCGCTGACCAACACCGCGCCTTCAGCTTCCAACACGATCCTGAGCAACATCACTCAGATCTCGGCTGGCAACGGTTACACGTCCGGCGGCGCCACCGTCACCATCACCAGCTCCAGCCAGACCAGCGGCACCTACAAGCTGGTGCTGGGCGACGTGACCTTCACTGCCACCGGCTCGATGGGTCCGTTCCGCTATGCGGTCCTCTACAACTCGACGGCAGCCAGCGGCAACTTGATCGGGTGGTACGACTACGCAAGCTCGATCACCCTGGCGGCAAACGAGACGTTCACAGTCGACTTCGATCCGACCAACGGCGCTCTGACCATCGCTTAAGACGCGGCAACCCCGCACGAGGTTGACCCGTGGCGCAGTTTTTACGGCCTGACAGCAATGTCACGCGAACCAGCTGGACGAATGGCTTCGCGGAGATCGACGAGGCCACGGCTAGTGATGCTGACTTTGCCTATGGCGCGAACAACAGCAGCACGGCGACCCTTGAGGTTGGCCTAAGCAATCCGATCACGCCACAGAGCGGCACCTGTACGGTGCGCTGGCGTTACGCAAAGGTCAGCAGCGGCACGCTGAGCGGCACCGGCGGCACGGTCAACCAGACCTGCGCGGTCTATCAGGGCGCAAGCCTGATCACCAGCTCAACGGTCACGACCGGCGGCACCTGGACGGCTGGCAGCTTCACGTTCAGCACGTCGTCGATCACCAACTGGAACGACCTGCAGCTGCGGTTCACGCAGACTGCATCCGGTGGCGGCGGCAACGCTCGCGGCTCGGCAGTCTCCTGGGCCGAGATTGAGACACCCGACGCCGGCTACTCGACCACGGGTGACACGGGCGCGTTCGATGAGGCAGGTCAGGATGCCGGCCTGCTGAAAACATCACGGCTCGTTGCTGACGCCAGCTCCTTTGCCCTGACGGGGCAAGATGCTGCACTCACCGTTGGAACTGGCGCTTCCACTTATACGCTGGCCGCCGACGCGGGCTCTGCGGCGCTCACGGGGCAGGACGCTGGCCTGAACCGAGGCTATTCACTGCCAGCAGATGCTGGCGCGTTCAGCGAGGCCGGACAGGCTGCTGGCCTGAACCGGGGCATCAGCCTGCCGGTGGACGCCGGTGCGGTGGCACTCGCTGGGCAAGATGTCACCACCTCTCGCGGCATTGTCCGGCAGGCTCTGACCGGCGAGTTCACGCTTGCCGGGCAGGATGCCACCTTCGGGCGGATCTACAGCTTCATCACCGAAGCCGGAGATATTGCCGTCACTGGGCAGGATGCGGGGCTGCCCCGGTCCTACCTGTTCGACGTTGAGGCTGGCTCCCTTGCGCTGACCGGCAAGGACGTTGACTCCATCCGGGGTCGCATTGTCCCGGCTTGGACGGCCAGCACCAGCGTATCGGTAGGCACTCTGGTCAAGCCCACGGTCTTCAAGCCGACTGGCCTGCTCTACATCTGCACGGTCGCGGGGACTACTGGATCCACCGAGCCGGTCTGGACCTCCGATTTCGGGGTCACCGTTCCCGACGGTGGCGTGACCTGGCAGGCGGTCTCCATGATCGCCGGCAACCTGCAAGAGGTTGCACCCAGTTCCATCATCGAGCTGTTTCAGCTTGAGCTGAACTCAAAGCTGCATGGCGTCAACGAGACCTATTACTTCCACGCCGGATCGCGCATTGAGTCGAGCGCCAACCTGATCTGGAACGGCATCGGCTACAACAGATTTCCGATTCAGGTTGACGGCTTTGAGCATTCAGGCAACGGCCAACTACCGCGCCCGAAGCTGCAGGTCAGCAACATTTTTGGCACGATCACGGCACTGCTGGTTACGCTGCCCAACGGCTTGGAGGGAGCCAAGGTCACGCGGATCCGCACGCTGGCTCGTTACCTTGACGGCGCAAACTGGGACGGCGGTGTCAATCCATACGGCGTACCCGATCCATCTGCCGAGTTTCCACGCGAGATCTACTACATCGACCGCAAGGTGATCGAGAACAGGGATGTCGTGGAGTTTGAGCTGGCTGCCGCGTTTGACCTGGCGGGCGTCAGGGCACCGAAGCGCCAGTGCATCGCCAACATCTGCCAGTGGCAATACAAGTCAGCGGAGTGCGGATACACGGGCGCATTGGCGACATGCAGCAAGACGCTGGACGACTGCAAAGTTCATTTTGGCGACAGCGCCGAGCTGCCTTTTGGATCTTTCCCTGGAATCGGAACGTACTTCACATGACCTGGAAAGACGCCGCCCTAGAGCACGCAAAGGCTGAAGACCCGCGAGAAGCATGCGGGCTTGTGGTAGTGGTCAAGGGGCGCAAACGCTACTGGCCGTGTCGCAACCTTGCCTCTGCGCCGCAAGACCAGTTCATCATGGATCCCGAGGACTACGCGGCAGCCGAGGATGCCGGGGAGGTCGTCGCCGTGGTCCACAGCCACCCAATCACGCCGCCACAGCCGAGCCAAGCTGATCTGGTGGCGATCGAGCGTGGCGACCTGCCCTGGCTTATCGTCAACCCGAAGACGGAGGCATGGAGCGAACAGCTGGTGCCAACCGGCTACCGTGCGCCGTTGATCGGACGCGAATGGGCGTGGGGGCTAACGGACTGCTGGACGCTGGCGCGGGACTGGTACGGCGAGCACGGCCTGCAGCTGCGCGACTGGGAGCGCCCGCTGACGCCTGAGCTGTTCGAGGCTGAGCCGATGTTCGACGGCTGCTGGCGTGAGGCGGGGTTTCGTGAGCTGAAGGAAGACGAACAGCTAGAGCCTGGCGACTTCGTGCTGATGAACATCAGCGGGACCGGGCTCAACCACTGCGGCGTCTACATTGGAGACCAGCTGCTGCTGCATCACATCAGAGGCAGGCTAAGCAGCCGTGATCTGTACGGCGGTTGGCTGATGAAATGCACGGGACGCAGGCTCCGCCATCCCGAGCTGCCTACAATGGCGGGAGGCTAGAGCAGGTCATGCTGCGGAAGATCCGGCTCTATGGAAGGCTTGCCAAGTTCATCGGTAAGCGTGTGCTTGAGGCTGATGTGGCAACCGCTGCTGAGGCCGTGCGGTTCCTGGCAGCCAACTGGCCTGAGGTGGAACAGCACATGGCGGACCAGCACTATCGGGTGAGCATTGGTGACTACGACCTGAGCGCAGACGAGCTGCATCACCCTGCGGGACAGCAGGAGATCAAGATTGTGCCTGTAATGGCCGGTGCTGGAGCGGTTGGGCGGATCATTGCTGGCGTGGCTTTGCTGGTCGCTTCTTTTGCCATTCCTGGCTTTGCCGCCTGGGCAGGCCCTACCGCCTACTCACTGATCATTGGCGTTGGCGCTTCTCTGGTTTTGGGCGGCGTGGCGCAACTGCTGACGCCTGTGCCCACGACGCCAACTGGATCCGACAGCAAAGACGACCCCCGCAAGTCCTACAGCTTCAGCGGCATCCAGCAAGTCAGTCGCGCTGGCGTACCCGTTCCGATCGTTTATGGAGAAATGTTGGTGGGATCTGTGGTGATCTCGGCTGGCATTGACACTGTGCAGGTGGACAGCTGATGGAGCGCATCATTGGAGCAGGCGGTGGCGGTGGTGGCGGCAAAGGCTCTAGCAGCAGCTCAAGCAGCAGCTCACCTGAAACAACTGACGACAGCCTCAACTCAAAACAGTTTGTCACGGTTCTCGACCTAATCAGCGAGGGAGAGATCGAGGGCCTAAAGAATGGCGCTAAGTCAATTTACATCAACAACACGCCACTGCAGAATCCCGACGACTCTTACAACTTCAAGAACGTAGCGCTGAGGACTAGAAATGGAACGCAAGACCAGCCCTACATTCAACTTGCGGCAGCCGTAGAGAACGAGATCCCGGTAGGCGTAACAGTCGAGCAGACAACTCCGATTGTCCGCACAATCACCGATCAGAACACAGACGCGGTGCGCGTTACGCTATCAGTCCCGCAGCTGCAACGGATTGAGGATGACGGCGACATCCGTGGCGATTATTTTACCTATCAAATCCAAGTTCAGTATAACGGCGGCGGCTTCACGACTGTCATTGATGAAGAAGTTAGGGGTCGCACTGCCGATCTTTACCAGCGTGACCACAGAATCAACCTCGACGGCGCTTTCCCTGTTGACATCAAGGTCGTACGCACCAGGGCAGACAGCAATGATCCAAAGAAGGTTAACGCCTTCAGCTGGAGTTCTTATACCGAAATAATCTACGGCAAGCCGCGCTACCCAAACAGCGCACTTGTGGCGCTGCGGGTGAGTGCTGCACAGTTCAGCTCTATCCCAGCTCGCAGCTACCTGATACGCGGCATCAAGGTTCGCATCCCGAACAACGCCACAGTGGACGCGACCACAGGCCGATTGATCTACAGCGGCACCTGGACCGGCACGTTCGGCGCAGCGCAATGGTGCAGTGATCCGGCTTGGATCCTGTGGGATCTGCTCACCTCAACCCGCTACGGCTTCGGGGATCACATTCTTACGGATTCCGAAAAGGCGTCCTTCAACGGGAACGCGGCCAACCTCGACAAGTGGGCGTTCTACTCCGCCAGCCAATACTGCTCCACGCTGGTGCCTGATGGCTTCGGTGGGCAAGAGCCGCGCTTCAGCTGCAACGTCAACATCCAAACAGCTGAAGATGCCTACAGGCTGATCAATGACATGTGCTCGGTGTTCCGGGCAATGCCGTACTGGAGCACTGGTGCGCTCACCATCAGCCAAGATCGCCCCACCGATAGCACCTGTATCTTCACGCTGGCAAATGTCTCAGAGGAGGGCTTCAGCTACTCAGGCAGCAGCAGCAAGGTCCGTCCGACTGTGGCGGTCGTCTCCTACATGGACCTCGACCTAAGGGACACTGCCTACGAGGTCGTGGAAGACGCGGACGGGATTGCGAAGTACGGCGTCGTCAAAACGGAAGTTGCCGCTTTTGCTTGTACTTCTCGTGGCCAGGCCCAGCGGCTAGGTGAATGGTTGCTCTATTCCGAACGCTACGAGTCGGAAGTCGTGAGCTTTACAACCTCGATCGACTCTGGCGTGATCGTGCGGCCTGGGCAATTCATCCGCATTGCCGATCCAGTGCGTGCAGGCGAGCGGCGTGGCGGGCGGATTTTCTCGGCTACATCAACCACGATCACGGTTGACGATGCCACGGGCCTGCCGGAAAGCGGCGGCCTGGTCTGGGTAGTCCTACCTGACGGCAGGACCGAGAACCGGGTGATGACCAGCCGAAGCGGCAACGTGCTCACGGTTGCGTCGGCCTACAGCGCCATCCCAAGCCAGAACGCAGTCTGGGCGCATGGCTCTGACCAGATTGGTCTGACCTTCTGGCGGGTGATTTCAGTTCAAGAGCAGGACGCTTGCCAGTACGTCGTCAACGCTCTGGCGTACAACCCGAGCAAATACGACTACATCGAGCGCGGCGTGGCGCTCCAAGTGCGCGATACCACCAACCTGAACGTCCTGCCTCCAGCTCCTACCAATTTGGTGCTCACTGAAGCACTGTACGAATACCAGGATCAGGTGCGAGCCAAGGTCATCGCGTCTTGGAAGCCGGTGCTTGGCGTCAGCCAGTACCTCGTGAGCTGGCGCAAGGACAACGGCAACTGGACATCCAGGATTGTCGATGGCCCCGACCACGAGATCCTTGACATCACGCCGGGCGTTTTTGACTTCCGCATCAACTCGCAGAGCCCAACCTTCAAGCCATCGACCACAGCGCTCACAGGCACCATCAGCGCTCTGGGCAAGACCGCTCCACCGAGCGATGTGACCAACTTCAACTTCACTGCCGACAAAGATATCGGCGTGATGCTGACTTGGGATGCAATCCCGGACATAGACGCGGACCAGTACGAGATCCGCCGTGGCGCCAGCTGGGGCACGGCCACGCGCGTTACCAAGGTCAAGGCCACCACCTACAAGCTGGGATCACTGGACGATGGCACCTACACCTACCTGATAAAGGCCATCGACACATCTGGCGTTTATAGCGTCAACGCTGCCAGCATTTCGGTCAGTGTTGCCGCACCGAATCCTGCGATCATTTCCAGCTCTATTCAGGGCAATGATCTTGTGTTGAGCTGGACAGCGCCTGTGGTCACCACCTATGCCATTGCCTACTACCGAGTGAGCTACGGCGACACCTTCGCCACATCGGCCGAGATCGCCAAGACGCAGAGCACCACCTACACGCTCCCGGTGACCTGGACCGGCTCACGCAAGTTCTGGGTCGTGCCGGTTGACCTCGTGGGCAAGGTGCCGGCCTCCCCCGACAGCGAAGTCGTCGCCGTCATCGGTGCTGCCGCCCCAACCATTACGACATCGGCCGGCGGCAATTCGGCTCAGCTGAACTGGACCGCAGTGGCGGGCACCCTGCCCACGGTCGGATACGAGATCCGGCAGGGCAGCACCTTCTCTGCCGCCACGGTGCTGGCCAGCATCACCGGCACCGCCTATTCGTTTCGCGCCACCTGGACCGGCGCACAGACCTTCTGGGTGGTGGCGAAGGATGCGAACGGCAACTACGGCGCACAGGCATCGGCGGTCATCACAATCAACGCAGCCGGCGCGCCCAACCTCAATTCATCCTTTGCCGGCCAGAACGTCGTCTTCAGCTGGGCGCCTGTCGCGGGCACCCTCGATACCGATCGCTATGTGCTGAAGCGCGGCAGCAGCTGGGCGACCGCCACCACTGTCGCCACCATCTACTCGACTGTCTACACGCTGAAGGCTGATTGGGGCGGCGTCCAGAAGTTCTGGCTGGCCGCTGTGGACGTGAATGGCGTTGAGGGTACGCCGGACGACGCCGACGTGACCGTGGCCCTGCCGACGGCCCCGACCATCACGCAGCAGGTCATCGACAACAACGTGCTACTCCGCTGGAACGACGTGACGCAGACGCTGCCGATCGTCAGCTACGAACTCCGTCGCGGCAGCACCTGGGCCGGCGCCAGCGTGGTCGGCACCAAGCAGGGTGGCTTCACCACGGTCTTTGAGACGGCCTCTGGCACCTATACCTACTGGCTGGCTGGCATCGACTCGGCTGGCAACTACGGCGCGCCGGGCTCCGTGTCGGCCATCGTGAACCAACCGCCGGACTACGTCCTGCAGCTGGATCAGAACAGCACATTCGCTGGCACCAAGGCGAACATCTATGCCGACTCGACACTCGGCCAGATCGTCAACGTCAACACCACCGAGACCTGGCAAGACCACTTCACCAGCCGGGGCTACACCAGCCCGCAAGACCAGATCGACGCCGGCTTTGCGTACTACCTGATGCCAACCACGACCACAGCGTCTTACGAGGAGGAGGCGGACTACGGCGCCCTGCTTGCGGGCACCAAGGTGAGCGCCACACTGACAAGCACCAACGTAGTGGGTTCCACTACCGTCACGCCAACCATCAGGATTCGCGGCACGACCAGCACAGCTGGCACCTATTCCCAGTCCGGCACGACCATCACTGTCACGTCCACGGCTCACGGGCTGTTGGCCGGCGATTACGTCTACCTTGACTTCACAAGCGGCACGGCGACGGACGGGACCTATGTGGTTGCCACTGCTGCTGCCAACAGCTTCACGGTCACCAGTGCCACCAGCGCGACCACAAGCGGCAACGTGAGCTGGGTCAAGTGGATCAGCTACGCCAACTCCACCGAAGTCTTCGGCACAAACTTCCGCTACTTCCGCGTCCGCTACGACTTTGCCAGCTCGGGCGGCAATGACCTGATGCTGCTCACCGCGCTTAACCTGCGACTCGATTCCAAGCTGCGCAATGATGCAGGCGTAGGCACCGCGAATAGTGGTGACACTGGCGGCACCACCGTGAATTTCAACGTGCCGTTCGTGGATGTCGAGAGCATTACGGTGACTGCGCTGTCTACCACCGGCGTGATTGCCGTCTATGATTTCGTGGATGCCCCGAACCCAACGAGCTTCAAGGTGCTCCTGTTCAACACATCCGGCAGCAGGGTTAGCGGATCCTTCAGCTGGACCGCGAGAGGAGTCTGATGGCTAACTGGTCAAACCCGGTGCTGACCAGCACCTACACCGATGTCCTGAACCAGCTCAAGGATCGGGATGTCGATCTGGCGCTGCAGTTTGACGGCACCACCAGTAGCAACCTCGCTACCGGCACCATTCGGTGGGACAGCAGCGCCAATCGCTGGAAGAAGTGGACTGGCAGCACATGGGGTGAGCTGACGACAACCTATGCGCTGACCGGGCTCAGCACCACCGGCAACGCTTCTGTCGGCGGCACGCTGTCCGTGACCGGCGCCACAAGTCTGGCCGGCGCGACGGCAACTACGCCATCAACATCAGACAACAGCACGGCTGTAGCGACTACTGCCTACGTCCGAGCTCAGAACTACGCACCACTGGCGAGTCCTACGCTCACCGGTACTCCAGAAGCACCTACTGCTGCAGTCGGCACCAACACGGTGCAGATCGCGACCACAGCTTTCGTCAACTCCGAGATCGCCAACGACGCGCTGCTGCTGGCCGGCGGCACGATGACCGGCGCGATCACGCTCTCCGGCGATCCTACGGCGGACTTGCATGCCGTCCCGAAGCAGTGGGTCGAGGCGCGAGCCCCGAAGCAAGCCTGCCGTGTTGCCACCACAGCAGCGCTGACGGTTACGGCTACCAGCTCCACGCTCACCAACTCTGGGACGCTGGCGGCAATCAGCATCGACGCGGTGTCGTTGTCGGTGGGTGACCGGGTACTGGTGAAGGACCAGGCCACGACGAGTCAAAACGGCCTCTATGTCGTCACCACCACCGGCTCCGGCTCGGCGGCCTGGGTGCTGACTAGGGCTGGCGATGCCGACACATGGGACGATCTCGTCGGCGCCTACACCACGGTTGCGCAGGGTACCGCCAACAACGACACGTTCTGGATGAGCGAAACCGCCACCGGCGGCACGCTCGGCTCGACGGCGATCACTTGGCAGCTGGTCAGCAATGAACTGCTGGCGGCGATCGGCGGACTGGGCGCGAACGGCCTTGTTGCCCGCACGGGCGCTGGCACGGCGGCGGCCCGCTCGATTGCGGTGTCAGGCACTGGCCTGACCGTCAGCAATGCGGATGGCTCGGCCGGTAACCCTACCGTCACCAGCAATGCCACCAGCACCGGCACCACGTCTGGCACGATCATCGCTCGCGGCACGAACGGTGACTTCACTGCTGGCACTGCCACGCTCACCTCGTTCAGCTACTCCGGCAGCCCGACCAGCAGCTCGACCGGTGCAATCCAGCTGCCGCAGGGCACGACGGCGCAACGCCCGACTGCTGCGACGGGATTTGTCCGCTTCAACAGCAGCCTGACGCAGTTCGAGGGCTACAACGGCACGGCATGGGGCAAGATCGGCGGCGGCGCTACCGGCGGTGGCTCCGATGACGTGTTCATCGAGAACGGCCAGACCGTCACAACGAACTACACTTTGAGCACAGGCAAGAACGCCGTGAGTGCCGGACCGGTCACGATCAACGCTGGCGTCACGGTCACCGTCCCATCCGGCGCAAGCTGGGTGATCGTCTAACCCGAAAGGATCATGCCAATCACAATCAACGGAACAGGCAGCATTACCGGACTGACGGCTGGCGGACTGCCGGATCTGTCGATTGCGACGGCTGACATTGCCGATGGCGCGATCACTGGGCCCAAGCTGGACGGCGCTCAGTCGGGTTCTGCTCCGATCTATGGAGCGAGAGCGTGGGTGAACTTCAACGGCAACGGGACGATTGCGATCAGAGGTTCGGGGAACGTCAGCAGTATTACGGACAACAATGTGGGCAATTATACCGTCAATTTCACCACGGCGATGGCTGATAATAACTACGTGGCAATTACTGTTCTTCGTGAGGGTAGCGACACTGCCGTCGAAAGAATATACCCGGCAACGCCGGTCTCTTACGCGACTGGGTCTGTTGGCATTCGTTGTATGGAGCCCACAAGCCAACAGAACACCGACGCAGTCGCGACGGACCCTGCTTTTGTCAACGTCGCCATCTTCCGGTAGTCCACCATGGACCAACGCATCATCTACCCCACCCCCGAAGGCGTCGCCGTCATCATCCCGGCGGAGTCTGTCGAAGCAGCGCTGAAGGATGTGCCCGAAGGCGTCGACTACGAGATCGTCACCACCGACGACATTCCGAGCGATCGTTTTTTCCGCGGCGCCTGGAAGATGGGTGACTGCTGCATCGAGCACGACCTCGGCCGCTGCAAAGCGATCGGCCACGAGCGTCGCCGCGAAGCCCGTGCCGCTGAATTCGTGCCCCATGACGAGCTGATCGCCAAACAGATCCCTGGCGCGGACGTAGCCAAGGCTGAAGCTGCTCGACAAGCAATCCGGGACAGGTACGCTGAGATGCAGGACGCCATCGATGCAGCCTCAACTCCCGATGAAATCAAAGCTGCTCTGGAGGTGACCCAGTGACCATAAGACTCAACGGCTCCTCAAGCGGCTACGCCGAGATCGACGCACCGGCTTCAGCCGGCAACAACACGCTGGTTCTGCCCACTGGTAACGGCTCGGCCGGCAACATCCTTGGCACTGACGGCGCAGGCAACCTGAGCTGGGTGAATGGCCGGATGGTGCTTGAGACATCCAAGGCCACTACCAGCGGCACTGCGGTGGAGTTCACTGGCCTGCCAAGCTGGATCAAGAAGATCACGATGACGTTTCAAGGCGTCAGCACTAACGGCACATCAGCGGTCATCATTCAGATCGGCTCAGGGTCTTACACCACCAGCGGCTACAACGGCGCAGGGGCAAATACGGATAACGGCGTTGCGCCATCCGTTATTACTCGAACTGGCGGATTTGGAATTGATAACTCGGCAAATGCTGCAGCCGTCCGTCATGGCTCTATCATCATCACGTCCGCTGGCAGTAATACATGGACCTCGATGGCGGTGATAGGCAGAAGCGATCAAGCCACGCTCGGCTGGGCTGCAGGTTCGGTGTCGCTATCCGGTGCGCTTGATCGGATCCGCATCACCACCAGCAATGGCACCGACGCCTTCGACGCTGGCAGCATCAACATTCTTTACGAAGGCTGACCCATGAGCACCGTCGCAACAACCAACCTCAAAAACCCCGATTCGGCCAGCAATAACGTCACTCTGGACAGCGCCGGGCGTGTGCTGCTTGGAACGTCTACAGCTCGCAATCTTACGGCCAGCGGCGTCAGCTCATCGTTTCTCGTAGAGGGTACAACTGATGAAACACGCCGAATCGCCATTATTTCTTCAGCCAACTCTTCTGCTGGTGGCATTTTGGTTTGCGGCCACCAGCGCAGCGGCACGGTTGGCGGGACCACGCAGCTAAACGTTGAGGACAATCTTGGGGGTGTCAACTGCCTCGCATACAACAGCGGCGACGGCCTTTGGTACACGGGCGCCGCAGTTTTTGCTTACGCAGCCGCTAATCACACAAGCGGAAATATACCGACCCGCCTTGCGTTTTTTACCAATGGTGCAGGCTCACTGGTCGCCTCGGAGGCAATGCGAATCAACAGTGACCAAGAGCTGCTAATTGGTTATACAACCGATAACGGCGCCTACAAGCTGCAGGTCAACAGTCAAATCTTCGCCACCAGCTCCACCATCGCCACATCCGATGGTCGCTACAAAGAGAACGTCGCCACGCTCGGCGGATGCCTTGATCTGGTGAAGGCGTTGCGCCCAGTCAGCTTCATTTGGAAGCCGCAGCAGCCCATCACCCGACTAGATGAGGATGGCAATGAAGTGGTGGTGCGCGAGGCGCATAACTTCCCGGCTGGTACGCAGGTCGGATTCATTGCCCAGGAGGTGCAGGAGGTTCTGGCTGACAAGCCTTGGCTGGGTGGTGTCATCAAGGAGAACCGCCGCGCTGCTGTCCACGATGCCGAGGGCAATGAACTGGCACCCGAGGAGCAGTTCTACGGCATCGCAGAAGGCAACCTGATCGCAGTGCTCACGTCTGCGCTGCAGGAAGCCATCGGCAGGATCGAGACGCTGGAGGCCAAGGTCGCTGCTCTGGAGGACAACTGATGGCAGTCAAATCCAAGGTCGGCACCGCGCGCGTCGAGCACAAGCCCGGTGCGCCCAAGACCACGTCCCAGGGGTTCGGCCAACACAGCCGGCCCCGGCGTCGTGGCAAGAAGGCTCTTAGGGGGCAAGGGCGGTAATGAATCGGGAAACCCGCGAGAACTGGCGCAAGATCAAGGAAGCGCTTGAGAAGGCGGGAAAGACCGACAACCATTACTACAGGCGCGCGCTTGCCATCCTTGCGACTGGTCGCGATCCTTTCGAGCACGAACTGCCCCGGTAGGATCGTTCAGTCGAAGGAAGCCCTCCATGGAGCCGCAGGTGTCGCACAATGACATCTACCGAGAGCTCGGTGAGCTCAAGGGCATGATGTCTGCCCTGATCCTTCGTACAGAGAAGGATGACGACGACAAGAAGGACATCTTTAAGCGCATTGGGATGCTTGAAACCCGCATGGGTCAAGTGGTGTTGGCTGCAGTGATAGCCAGCCTGGTGCTGCCGCCCATTGCTTCGTTCGTTGGTCAGCACTTTCAGCTGAATCTTCGCCCTACCGCGGCTGTGATCAGCAAGCAGGGCTAACCTTGGAGAACACCCCATGGGCTTAGGCATGGACCCCACTACCACCGCAATCGTCGCGATCGCCATCGCTGCGCTGTCTGAGGCAATCGCGATCAGCCCGCTGCGCGCCAACAG